TCAGCGGTTGAACTGACTGAATTGGTTACCAAGCCATAGTCTGCCTGATTTGCTCCAACACCGCTACCGCCAGACTGAGCAACCCAGTCATAGTTGGAACCTGTCCAGCTTAGGACCTCTCCATTAGATGCGGTGGAGGTGTTTAGATGAGTGTCTACGTCTGAATCTGTATATGCAGCCGGGATTGTTGGCTTGTTTTGAATGAACGCATCACCTGTAGTTGCATTCCAATCAGCGTTGACGTTTACTTCAGCTCCAGCAGCAATCCCATCAAGCTTTGTCTTATCAGCTCCAGTCATCAAGCCAGAGTCACCAGCCGCAACGACTTCTGAAATAACAGCGTCCGTTCCAGTACTGCTGGCCACTGTTCTGGTTGAAGCAGTGTAAGTAAGATCAGTCGCAACGTTTACTTGAGCACCGGCCTCGATCCCTGAAAGCTTTGAGATCTCCGCCGCTGTTGTGAACTTATTAGTCGTTGTTGAGTCAGATATGTCATCGGCATCTAAGACGACTGCGCCGGTCTGAGTGTTGACGCTAAGTACAGGGGAGGCAGGGTAACTTAATGCTGTCCAGCTCCCAACTTGGGTTGGATCGTCCCCAGTGATTAGGTAAACCTTGCCGTCATCACTTCTAGTAACCCAATCGCCTTTTTCTCCCGTAATGGCGAGCATTGCTGTCTGATCAGCAACAACCCCCTTAAATTCTGTGATTGCTAGGTCTGGTAGCTCAGATGTTGCTAGCTTGCCGCCTGAGAGGTTTGCTTTGCCCGCAAGATTCGTAGATAGGTTGTCTAGCTGTGTTTTATCTGCGCCTGTGAGCAGTCCAGCGTCTCCAGCTGCTACAGCAAGCGGAAGAGTTGCATCAGTTCCGGTTGACGAGCTAATTACGCGAGTGTTGTTTGCATAGCTTAAATTGGTGGCAACATTTACCTGAGCGCCAGCTTCTATACCTGAGAGCTTGGTCGATTCTGCTGTTAGGTAGCCTTGATATCCAGTGTCGTACCCAAGAGCAAGAGTTCCTGAACCTGTAATCGGTCCGCCGGTTGACGTAAATCCAGTTGGCGCACTTAGATCAACAGACTGAACCGTTGTACTGTCAACGTAATCTTTAACAGCGTTCTGGGTTGGAACGGTGTTGCCGTCTGACGCTCCAGTTGATGCAATCAAGCTGGTGTTATCGCTCACCTCACGGAGCTGTACGCCAACCGTCGAAAACCCACCGTTGCGGCTAAACGGACCAACAAAATTCAGCCCCGAAATGTTGAACTCAGAAGTGTTAATTGTTGCGCTGCCTGTCGTTCCATCAATGCTGAACGTTCCATCGCCAATCTCGAAGTCACCTTTTTCGTTAATTGTTGCGCCAAACACTCTGCCGTTGTTTAACTCAACCCGCTGATTTGCGGCAATAGGTACACCGCCATTCCAAGGCAATGCATTGTAATTAGTGCCTGAACCTACATACTCCATGGTATGCAAAGCGCAGGAAATTTGCGACCTTAACCTAAAATCAATAACCTGACTTGCAGCGATAGGAGAACGAAGGCCGCCGTTCACCGTGTTGTAAAAATTGAGCCTGTAACCTGCAAGGCTTGGGCTGTCTACTGCAACAACATTCCCGCTGGCGTCGATTGGTACGCTGCCGGTAATTGTGTACACTCCATGGGTAGGACAAATGAAGTTCAGGCCGGATAATACGGCTGAATCCCCTGTTGTCGGCGTGTAACCAGTTGCTGTCAGCGTTGTAATTCCAGTCGTATGGTCGTAACTTGCAGTGGCGATGTTGTAAGAAGTGCCACCAACTGTTACCGTCCCACCAGAAACATATTCGTGCGAATAACTGAACGTATTGAGAATTACCGTAAACGTAGATCCAGCCCCAGCCGTGACGCCAACTGGGTTGCCAGAAGAGCCAGGTTGTCCCGCAGACGGGAACGTCTGACGTGGGAACATTAGCTGCCCTGGATTGGGCCTGGATTTGCTCCCAATTCTATTTGCTGTGAAGCTGATTACGTCAGCAGTTAATTGACCCTGACGAACAAATTTATACGTCCCAGTGGCGCTGCCCGTAACGTCAATTGATGAGCCGCCCTCAGTCGCGCTGACCTTGAAAGCCGTGGCTGTCAATCCTGACGCGATCACGTAATAGGTTGTTCCTGCCGTGACGCCGGTTGGTAACGTCCCATCAGTTGCGCTAAACGTTACTTGATCACTTGCGACAAGGCTGTGAGCACTAACAGTCGTGAAGGTATCAAGGCTTGGATTGATTACAACTGGAGCTTCAGATCTGTCAGCGCCATAGGCTGCAACACGAGCAGACCCTGTGAAGTTAGGTAAGCGGCTATATCCATCGGCGACTAGACCCTGATCGCCAAAGTCAGTCGTTCCACCGCCGCTTAAGTTAGCTTGACCGCCAGTCTCTGATTTAACATGGAACGTACAAAATGTGCCAAAAAATGACACTAATTGAGCATATCCGTCGTTTTTAACTAAACATCCAGGCCCTCCTAAATTCACTTGGGTGTAAGAATCCACCACCATGGAGCGGATTGGACTGTTTAACGCACATTTGTCACCATCAACTTCGATGCCCCCGCCAGTATCGCCAACAGAAACTGAACCTGCCGTACCAGCATCATCCTCTGCCGTGATTGACGAGCAGTTTTGGATGTAAGGCGATTTGAGAATAAAAGCCCCCAGCCCGCTTGCGTTTAGCGGCGCTGCGGTGTTGTCTGCCTGATCATCAAATGAAATTGCCCATGATTGTTGGTTATTGGCAAGATCGGCTTGGTGCCCAGCAAACTCAAGGCCCCAGCACCAGAAACCTGAATCGACTTTGAAAAAGCCGTTCATTTCCTGCCCAGCAGCAGGTTGAATCTTTACTTGACGCAGCGACTTGGCAAAAATTCCAACGTCCCTTGGAACGCGCAATGGCAAAGATGCCTCGGTGTACGTTCCAGGGGAAACCTCGATTACGTCGCCGGGGTCTGCCGCCGCAATTGCAGCCGCAAAGGTTAGTAATGGTTCCTCTGGTGATGTGCCGTTATTGCTGTCATTTGCTTTGGTGTCTTTGCTGAGATAGATCCGGCGGCTATCGCGAGCCCGTTTTGCAATTAAATCTTCAAGGCTGACCTTTTTGATGTCGCTTGCTGCCGCGTCGAAGATTGCAAGCTGATCGCCATTTACTGGAGAGAGATACTGGGTTAAGGCAGCAAAATCTATCTCCGGCCCTGGAGGCCCTGCAACGCCTTGAGGCCCTTGAGGCCCTGCGGTTGTTGCTGTTACAACTGAAGTAGACCCGTTTACCGTAACCTTGGTGATTGGTGCCGTGACATTTACGGAAGTCATTCTGTATAGCCTTGAGAAACGGTAATTTGGCCCTCTAGGTAGTAATCCTTAAGACCGCCAGCGCTTGTAACCAAAACGTCATAATAAACAACGTCAGGCAGTAAAGCTGTTTGAGCGTCAGTTATTGAAATGGTAACTTCACCGTTTGCCCTGTTTGGATAAACAACAGCAAAATCAGCATATTTTGTGCTTCTTTGTTTGTTCCAGGCTTGAGCTGACACTGTTGAACCAGTCAAATCAACCGCTACGTCATTGCCGCCTTTGAACTGTAAAGCAAGCGAGTAATCTGCTCGCCGTTGAAGCGTGAAATTATATGTGCCGGGGTTAACAGCCATGAAGCACCTCCTGAGACAAGTCTAACCTTTCTACGAGTATGGGCTATTGCCTAAAAGGCTTGTATCCCATGCGGCTTTCAATTCGTCAGCTGTGCTTGCATCGTTAATTGCTGCTGCGGCAGGTGCATCACGCAAGGCTTGCTTTGCTGTGACGATTGCAGCAGTGTCAGCACTGGTCTCTTGAGCACGAGTGAACTCAAGATCCTTTGCCTGCAATAACGGCAAACGTGCCACGCGAACATTCTCGCGATGGATGGTTTTTGCTTTGGTTAAGTCAAGTCCGATAGGCATGTCAGCTCTCCATGTAGGTCCAGGCGTTGCGGAATGAACGGTCGATTGGCACGTCCGCTACATCCACGATTTGATATGCCTTACCGGAAGGCACATCTTTGCAGGCGATCTCTTCGACGCTTAGGCCGCAGTTGTCAGACGGAACGATGATAGAAACGCCACCTTCGTCATTGGGGAAAATAATACGCTTGTCGCTCATGGCAAAAACGTCAGTGGGTCAATTTTAGCAAGAGCCGTAAGGGTGCTCATGCTTCTATGTCAGGTGGGGTTAGATGAAGGCTGAGCACATGATGCATTCGTAATCTATATCTACATTGGTGCTGCCAGACTGAAAAGACCCTGTTTCTATGTCAAAAGCGGTAGTTGTCATAGAGTTGTTCCGAACTCTGCACGTGTTTGTGCTGCTCGCAGATGAGAAGTAGGAGGTTGTCACAGCGTAATTAGCACTGGGCAACGCATTGGTAATATTGACAGTGTAATCACCAGTCCCGTTGTCCGTAATAGAAGAAACGTTATAGCTGCCTCTAATTGCAACCGTTCCAGTACCGTTGAAGTTCACCCACGCCTTAGCGCGACCTGAAGCAATCTCGGCTGGCGTGCTGTCGTTATTCCCTGCACTATCTGCCAGTGTGGTAACTCTTACCTTGCCGGAAGTGTCAACATCAAGCCCGCCAGATGCGGTGCTTGTATTCTCAATGCGATTGCATTTCAGCGTACTCATGATGCACCTCCGGGCTTAGCAGGCCAAACAGGATTGGCTGGGTCAGATGTGTTTGCAGGTAGATCCCGCAAGGCTTGACGATAGGTCGTCATGTCAGAACTCAAGGTCACGTCAGACAACGCAAGATAATCAGTCTCAGCGAGTAGCTGATTTCGCTTGCTGCGTAGTCTTGCAAGTGCTTGTTCAGCTGCAACCTCAACAGCAGCAGCATCAACAACTGACTGATCAAGAGTTACCTGATTGCCGTCAGCATCAAACGCTCCAGTGCCATCATCAATAGTGACAACGTTTGAATAAGCCCGATAAATAGCAGAATGGTTCATGCTGCCACCTCCATCACAGTAATAGACGATACAGCTCTAGGGTAAAGATTGTTATCTGTGTCCGTACCGGCTCGATTAATGTAGGAAGTAAAACTGCTTTGAGCTTTAAGTTGCAACTTATAAGTGACTTGAGACGTAGTAGCGGGTGAATCTAAAAACTCAAATCCAAAAGAGTGTAATTGAATTGTTGGCACTGAGTAATTGGAAACAGTTGACCTAACCCTGTTTCCAGCAGTATCGCCAATTGCCACATTAGTGCTGTCTCTGACCAAATTGACATACCAACCGCTACCAGCACTTGTTCCTCCTATGACGGAAAACAAAGCCAAAACTTTGCTTGATGCACTGCTTGGCGTAATGTTTACGCTGAGATCTGTTATGTCCACAAAACTTGTAGACGACGTGCTGAATGTATCGGTCTTGACTGCCTGGAGAACCTGCAAAATGTTGCCAGCACGCTCCAACCGGTCAACCGTGCCAGCACCCGGCAAACTTAGGCTTACGTCACCGCCTGTAACGGCTGCTGGAACATCCAGTTCAACCGATCCAGATGTGGCCCCGTTCAGCTTAATACTCATCCTGCACCTCCAGTTTTAGGGTATTTAGCCTTCACGGCATCACAGGCTGAGTAATACTCATCTAGCTTAGCTGAATCACCTTTGCTGGCCCAATAGAGGCCATCGGCAAGATCAGCGGCTGATGGATACTCAGGAGCACGCTGATCTTGATACGCATTGGCTTGGCATAAGAGCCAAGCGGCTTCTAACTCTGCCTGTGTTGGCTGCGCGTCAGGACCGTTCCATTCAACGATGGTGTGTGGTGGTACGGACTGCGTGAGTTTGTAGTTGTTGGCATTCAAGCCAAGCTGATCGATAGCAGCGTTAATGTCCATGGTCATGCCTCCTTGTAAATTTCGACTCTGGTGTATATGGAAGCGTAAGGATTATTATCGTGCGCTTTGCCAAAACCATTAGTGGATTTTGTGCTACTGCATTGATGCTGAATTTCGTACACCGTTGTTCCAGTAAGTACAGCTCGAAAGCTTCCAAAACAGCGAGTGTATCCGTTTCCGGTGACATTCGCTTCTTCTGATGTTCCTACAGCAGAAGTTGACCCAGCCGTCATGTCTTGTAAAATTGCAATATGTTTGTTGACATCAAAAGCAGGCGCTGAGAATGCGATTAAATAGCTACCTGCTGTCAAAGTAAATTGATTAGAGGAAATTGTAACAATGTTGTCTGGATCATATAGTTTAGTATTTAAATCTCTTGTTCGCAATGCTCCGCTAGTGAAAGTGCCTCCGTCAGAGTTGTACGCTTTTGAATCGCAAATCGTTGCATAAGAGACAAATGTTTTAGTGCCCAGCTCTGCCGCAGTAATGCTGTCATCAGGCAAGCCTCCTGCTGAAATTCCAGCAATTGTTCCTGAACCGTTGATCGTAATTGCCATAGTCAGGAAATGACGAGGCGGGTATTAGCGGGAATCGTTAACGACACCCCTGTGTTCACTGTAATTGGCCCCACAGCATGGAAGCCACGGCTTGCAGTCAGTGTAGTGTTGCTCGAAACGATGAGCTTGTTTTCATAGAAAACTTCACCAAAAGACGCACCACCAAGACTGCCCCAAGCGCCACCGGCGTAACCTTCAAATCCTGCGGCGTCGCTGTTATATCGAATATCTCCATTAGTAGGTGAGCCTGGCCGCTGGGCTACCGTTCCAACCGGCAGTTGTAATGCCGTTGTGGTGTTCAGAACCACGTCACCCGTAAACGTCGCCCCAGACAGCAGAGCTAAACCGAAATTTGTCAGGCTGTAATCGCCAACCGTGATCCAAGCGTTATTGGCTGCATTCCGAATCTTGAGCAGCGTTGCATTCGTGTCTGCCCACCACTGATACGCATACGTCGTGCTGGGTTCAGTTGAAGAGCTGTTGTTGCTGACAATTGCTGCCAGCGCATTATTTAAATCACTGCGAACCGCACTGCCCGTGGCATTTGCAATTACATAGTCGTGGGTTGCCACAAACTCAGGTCAACTGTTTCGATTTTAGCCTAACTTGCCGAACCCCACCGCGCTGTAGTTGAAGTTCCTGTCAACACCACTGTTGGACGAATTGAAAAACGCCACGTTGAATCCAGTAGCGGAAACACTTGACAGCGTGAAATAGTCACCGCTTTGCATGTTTTGGGCCGTAATCCCTACCGCTGGCAACTTGGTGTTACTGCCTAACAAGCTTGACGTTCCAACAAAAAACGGGTTGGCAAACGTCACTGACTTGGTTCCTGTTCCGCTAGCAATGACAGCCTCGCTTTGTTCAGTGCGTCGGTCAAGTTGAGCGACATAACCCAGTTCATCAACCAAGATGTTTTGAGACGTGTTGCTCGACTCAAGCTCGGCCTTGAACTGGAAGCCACGGCCCTTGAAACTACCGTTGGCAAATTCGTTCCAAATGCCCCAAGTGGGAGAACCTGACGGGTCGTCGTCCGTCTTTCGCACGTAAAGTTTGGCGTTGACTTGATCAACCTCGCTCCCATCAAACTCATCCCATGAATCGATGTTTGCTGTTCGAGAGTCGATCAGATCGGTGGGGTAAATGCCACGAGTAATGAAACGCCTAGTTAGCTCAAGAGCAAACACACCCTCTAGATCAAGCGTGTTTGCGAACTGATATTCAGCACTGGTCAACACGTTCCCGCTTCCATCCGAATTGATGATCAGTGCGTCATAAGTTGCGTTGTAAGCGCAATCAGTCTTAATTCCTCCAAACGGTGGTGAATCCTGATCTTCTCGCCGCGCCTCTAGCACCAGTTTCCCTTGCGGATCAGGCAGATCGATAATGACGCTTGTTGCTGCTGAACTTTGACGCCCGCCGTCATCTTGGAACTTGACCAGCACCTCACCTTCAACCAGTGGGATCTTTGCGCTAGTCGAACTACCAGCAACGGCCTTGATCAGGTCAACAGAATTAGACCACGTTGCAGAACCATCAGTCTTGCTCGAATGCTTGATATGAACGGTGCCGCCGTGTCTAACGTCAACATCAACAGTTTCAGTCCAACGCAAAGTGCCTTCTTTGTCGCTGGTGGCCTCAAACGTTAGCTCTTGCACATTGGCTGGAACAGCAGTCTTTCCGATAGCCGTGAAGCTTAATGAGGAGAAATCGTTTGATTGCCGTCCCAATGAGCTAATAGCAAAAATCTGAATTGCATAAGTTGCGGCTCTTGCATCCAAGATCTCGTAATCAGTTGAAGTAACGACAGTGTCAACAAAGTTGTCGTTATCCGCTCGATAACGAACTTTGTATTGGGGCGCTCCCTTAACAGCTGACCAAGAAACAATAATCTTGACCTTTGCTTGGTCATTGTTGACATAAAATTTTTCAACTGCTTGTAGGTTAAGCGGTGGCTCAGGGATTGGACTAAGCGTTGTAATTGATCGATCTGAAAGCGTTTCCCCGCGCTCAATATGTGCGTACTTGCTTGCGTTGTACTTCAAACCCGTAATTGCATATACGTTGCCTTCGCTTTCAGCAACTGACAGCACCCTATATTGCTGCGTTTCAACCGCATCAGTTTGAATAATCCAAACACTGTTGACGTTTGGTGCTGTCGTCCAAGCGCCATTGACAGTAATCACAGCACCATCGCGTGAACTTATTGTCTTGGCCTCTAGCGTTCCATCCGGCAGCATTACGCTCAGGGTTGCGTTATCGCTGGGCAGTCCTGTTTCGTCGTCAACCGTGACTGTATTGGTCCCAGATGCGGCGATCCTTCCGCCGTAGCGAACACCAGCCCTAACAGGATCTTGAACATCAATCACCGCCCCAGGGCGCACCAGAACGCCTGCATCAATAGACGCAGCAAAGCTGATCACCTCAGTTTCGTTTTGCTCAGAAAACAAGATCCACGAACCAAGCCGGTGAGCCTGGCCGCGTGACGTACAAGCAAACGCCTTCACCTGCGTTGCCACCCAGCCATATTTAGCAATGGCATCACGGTCTTCAACTAGCTCGTAACTTTGCTCTCTAGTTTCCAGATCTAAGTAACTAACGATTGCAACCGTGTGGCGTGTTTTTACGTCAGACCCTGCGTAGCTAAACCCATCCTCTGTTACGTTGGCGCGGTTAAACAGATACGTTGAATCAGTTGGTCGATCCTGCGAAATCGTTAACGATCCAACCGACCAGAACGGCTGCGAGCGCATAACGCTGCATAGATCATTCACTAATTTGTAGGCTTCATATTGATTTTGGATCAGGACGTTACAAGAAAAACGCGCTTCTTGTCCGCCTTTTCCATCATCAACCAGTTCGTTTGCGTGTGTGCTAGCAGCAAGAAATGCAAACTTGTCTAGTTGTGCTTCAGCAACGTGATCACCGAATCCATATCGCTTGTTGATCAACAGGTCATACAAAATCCAAGCGGGGCACGTTGTCCATTGCGCCGCTCCAAACGTCCCCGTCCAAACCCCGCTATAAGTCAGCCTGCCTGTTTCACCGTCAACAGTTGCATTGTTTGGGATCTTGATTTTAATTCCACGGATTCGATAGGACCGAGGAGGAATATTGGAAAACTGTTCAGCAGAAAAACGGACAGCAGATAACGCGCTGTTTGGATAGCGTAGTTTTTTGCGAATAATTTCTGAATACGAGGACCAGAAAGAAGAGCGCACGTTTTGGTCCGTGCTGTCTGGAGTTGTCCTGACAACGCGAATATCAACAGGAAAATCTCCGTCTAATTTAATTAAATAGTCACGTTCGTACTTATCTGCTGTTCGTCCAGATATAGTGCGGTTTCCGCCAATCGTTGTAAAGCCACCACCGTTGTATTGAACTTGAAGTTTATGGCTTACGCTGCTGCCAAGAACATCACCTTGATCATTACTCCTTTCAAGTCGTGGGACTGAGATTGTAAATCGTACAACATTGACGTTTGTATTAGTAATTTGCCGAGTTACTGTATTTGTGTCTTCAAGGTCAACATTAACGCTGACAATGTTTTCTACGTCGCCAAATCCTGTAGCACTGATATGCGTCTGGGCATTGGTTCCATACCGATTAGTGACATCAACAGCTTCAAAATTGTAATCAGACCTTTTCAGATTGGTAACATCTGCTTCGGACCGCAAGATTGGGGTGTTGCTTAAGAAAATATCTTTAAGTTTGGCCAGGTTGTAATTTGTTGTGTCGCGAGTATATGCACGAGCAGACGGAAACCCTTCGATTTCGCCTTCTGAAATTAAATCTAGTAACGTTGCAAACTGGCTAGAAGCTAAGTTGTCTGGCGTTCGTGTTGGCCGCCTAGCTGGTGGCGCAACAATTTGCTGAGTGACATAGGTGTTATTAACTGTTTGTCTACCACCACCACCACCGCCGCCGCCGCCAGCACCAATGATCTGCTTAGATTGCTTGTCAGTCATAACTAAATGGTATCGGTGTCAAGGCCAGCAGAAAGGACAATAGAGCCAACAACGGTTTCGCCATAAACAAGCGGGACTGGAGTTCCTACATTGCTGGTGTTTTGAATGCCACTGAAGCTGTAAGACTCTTGTGGGTCTAGCTCTGATCTCTCTGTTGTGGTTTGACGCCTATTGCCGCCGCCCATTGAAACAGGGCCAAATTCTCCAATCTGAGGAGTAGGCGATAAAAGCTGCGATACCCCGCCAAGTATTAGGCTTGCGCCGACTGCGCCGATTGAAACAGCAGTGCCTAATCCAAATCCCAGACCAACGCCAGCAATCAGTCCTGCACCAGCGGTTACAACTGCAAAGGCAATCAACGCAACACCAGCAATAATTTTACCGACACCACCACCCGCACCACCTATAACAGGCACAAACCTGATCGTCTGACTGGCTGGGCTGTGCAGCTCTTCTAAATCTGATTCATAACCATCAACAATCACCTTGTAATGCTGATCAGCCATGTGCTGCTCAAGCCCTGGAAACTGATAAATCAGCATCCTTAAAGCTTCAGCCGCATTGCTTACCTCAGCCATAAAGCTTCGCTGGCCAATAAATTTGGCGAGTGGACCGTAGAGCCTAACTTCTCGTTCCATGGCGCAAAACCCGTCCTGTGCATTTTAGTAGCCATTCGCCCAATAGGTCACGGCTCGACAGGCGTCCCCTCAAGTGATGCAACACGGTTTGATCACCAATGTAAACAGCAACATGATTGAGCTTGTTTGAATCAATAGCCATCAGCATTGAGTCACCAGCCTGCATCTCAGCAATGTCCACCTCGTAGAAGCCTGCATTCTTCCAGCAGTCATCAAACATTGGATTTTCGTTGAACTCGTCTGGTGTTGTGGGACGGTCCCAATCAGGTAACGCCAAGCCCTGTTTTGCGTACCAATCGCGCACCAGCGTCCAGCAGTCGCTAACGCCCCAAACCCAAGACCTACCAATCAGCGGCGCGACATAGCCATCAGGCTGACATTCGCCCCAGGTTTCTAGCTTTGGGTTGACGATATACCAAGGCAAACCAGACTTTTCGCACGCAACACGATCCGCTTCGCTTGGTACTGGAGGTGTCACAGGATGACTGTGGATTACTGCTGCAATCTCGCCTTTGTCTTCTGCGTTTGCGTAGTCAGCAGGATCAAGGATGAAAAACTCGTTTGTTTCTGCAAGGTTTTTACAAGGCCAATACTTCTCACGACCTTTGATGATGACCAGCAAGCCACACGCTTCACACGGATCTTCAGCCTTTGCGTGCTCCAGTGCCTTAGCTCTTGCGGTTGCCTTCATATAACAAACGTTCCTAAGCCAGGGTAACCGCCAAAAGGTAACTCATTATCAGCACCAAAACGAATCTCACAGCTACTTAGCTTTTTGCCGCATACGTCTTCCGAAGATTGATCGACCGAATTATTGTTTTCATCAAATTTTGCCGACCCGGAATACGTGCATTCTGAGCCTCTATAAATCCATGGGCAAAGGTTTTGGCTGCAATGCCTTTTTGGAGCCCGAACACCGGCTAAATCAAATACAGCCGCAAGTTCAAACTGAACGACGTCTTTAGTCTCAGAAACCTTTCGCGCAACGTAGTAAATCTCTTGAGGGAACTCTTGGCTAGGGTCTGGCGTTCCGAACGGATTGCTCCCACCTTCAAAGTTTGCAGCGTCGATATACCGCGCCAGCGTGCGAATGCGTGTGAATTTTGCACCCGTTAAATCGTTGCCTGGTGTTGTCGTATTTACCTCAAGCAAAATTGCCGTAATACTGCCAAGCAGGTTTGCAACCGTCAAAGTAGGTCTAGGCAGACTGCTACTTTCTGCGCTGTACTCAAACCCGTCAGCTTCTATTGGCAAAATTGAATATTCGTTGCTGTTCCAAATTACTTTTTGAGCGCCCGTTCCAACATCATTAATGCCAGCGTGGAACCTATAGGTAAAATCTGTGCCATGCAATGCGGCAGTCGTTTCAAGCTCAAACAGCTCGATAATGCTGCCGGGATTAATTTTCTGAAGCTCAGATACTGGAATGACCATCAGGGCTCAAAGACCTCACGGAACGTAGCGTTGATCGTGGCGCGGTTAGCGTAAGGGATGGTTTTGGTCCATGACTCGCAAACCCATTTATACGCTATTGAGGAGCCTGGTGGCGTCCAATCAAACGATGCATTGTCTAGAGCGCGTGCATCTAGGAATGTCTCGATCTCGTCTGATTGTGTCTCAGTAATGTTTGAGAAGGCCAAGGTCCAAATCTTTGCGTTTTGGTGTAGCCCATAGGTCAAACGCTGTTCGTAGCCATCACCAAATTGGACTTTGCGAACCTTAGGTTCACTAGCTTTTTGCGCTCCGTAGTCAGGACTGATGCTTGGGAAAGTAGCCATTAACCGAGCAAGCCTCCGGGTCGTTGTTGTTTGATCAGCTCTTGCTGAACAGCAATGCCAATTGCCTTGCCCAGCTGTTTGGACTGTTCGGCATCACCCTCAACATTAGAGCCAGAAGCATCAACGTTCACCGTTACGTTAGAGCTGCCCAAGCTGTTGTTTGGCGCGATGCTGCCGCTGCGGCCCGGACTGAAAAGTTCTGGCCCTCTTTCGCCGACCAAATAAGACTTGCTTGAACTGACGCTGCCACCGCTGGCCTTGCCTCCACCAAAGAGCTTGGTAAAAATGCTGCCTGAGTTACCTCCGCCAAGACCGCCAAGGAACGTTTGAAGACCAAACTTGAGCAAGATATTGGCAAGGCTTCTGAGAGTGTTTGACGCAACCTCTGCCAGCGACTTGGTGCCATCAACAGCAGCGGTCAAACTATCAACAATGCCGGTTGTAATTGTTTGGCCGATTGAGCTGTAAAGCTGATTCATCTTTTCAGCTTGCTCCTGTAGCTTTGCATCTACCTGCTGAGCCGCAATAAATCCTGCTTTTACGCCCTCAATGGCTTGAGCGGTAATCTGTGCATTTATTTCGCTTGCTTCTTTGAAGTTATCTTTAAAAATAGAGGCAAGCTCAAGTGTTCCGTCAATTTCATTCCTAAGCAACGCGACCGTCCTCTCTCTGGTCATCATTCCAGACTCAAGAATCCTTTGCGTTTCTTCCTCTCTTTCTAATCTGTTTTGTTCGTAAACGTCACCCGACAGCCTTGCTTGCTGCATTTTCATCTGTATAGCAAACATCGCTTCTGATATATCTTTTTGCTGCCTTAATTGAGAAGTGCGACTGCTTCCTTTCCCCTTCCCCTTGCTACCTCCTAGTTCGGGCAGCGCCGCTAACTCTGGCGCAACTATCTCGGGGCTGATAAGCCCTTGTTTAAACCCATAAGCCTCGATTAAGTCTTTCTCTCTTTGCTGTTTTAGTTGATTAAAGACGGCAGGGTCTAGCCTGCCTCCTCCTCTTATTAAGGCTAGTTCTTTTGCCTCTTCTTCTGCTTGTCTTAAAATTTTTGTCCTTTGCTTGCCAGTCATCCCAAAACTTTGAGCGCGTGCCCCTGCTGCCAAAAGCATATTTACTGAATTTATTGCGCCAATGGACTGGTCGAGAATTACTTTTATTGCTGGGCTGAGCACGCTGCCCAAAACTCTTGCAAGATTGTCAATATTATCTTGCAGCGTACTCATTTTTCCTGACAACGTATCAGACTGCGCGATCGCGCCTCCTGCGTATTGCCCGCCAGTTTCGGTAAGTTTTTTCAATGCAAATTCAGCCGCTTCGGCGCTAATCTGCCCTTTCTGCAATGCCTTGCTAAACTCCTCGCCCGTTAGTCCGTATTCCTTCTTTAATACTCCGGCAAGATCAACCCCACGCTCCTGAAGCTGCAAAAGTTCTTCAGTTTGTAAACGACCCTTCGCCTGGATTTGGCCATAAGCTGTGGCTATTCCGCTAAGGTCTGCACCAGTCGCGCCTGCAATATCGCCTAAACGTTTTGTAGTGTTTACAAGTTTATTTGTCTCAACTCCAAACGCCTTTAAGCGTTTCGCCGTTTCAATTAATTCGGCGCTAGTAAAAGGAGT